GAAAGCTAAATCTTTCTCTTGTTGTTTGTCAGAATGCGCCCTGTCAACAGCTTTGTTCATAGATTCGTTTCTCATCTTAGCTCCCTCAACTATATCTTTGTTAAGTTCTACTACATCAGCCACTCCATCACCATTTCGATCTTTTTCAGTATCAAAACCAACAGCTTGTATAGTAGCCACATCGACTTTATTCTGTCTGTCTAGTTCATTCTGCTCGTTATCGTTAGCCGTCTCTTCTTGTTTAGCAGCGATATTAGCTTGGTTCATTCTTTCAGCAGACTCTTGCTGAGATTGTTGAGCCTCTTGATCTCTCTGTATCTTAGCTTCCTCTCCTTTACGAAGTATCCTTTCAGACTTAGCCATAGAGTTAGATTTGAATATATTGATTACATCAGATAAATTAGCCTTGTCTTGCTGTAGAGCAGTATTAACAAGAGCTTCAATCTTATTCTTAATGATCTTATCTTCACTAGAGTTAGATACGTATACACCATAATCAGAATCACTAAACATCTCTCCTGAGATAGTTGCAGACATCCTAACGACATCATCCATCATGTAATGGATAGTATTACTTTCTTCCGATAAAGTCTTAGTAACGTCAATTAACTGTTGTAGAACTTGTCTCTTGATCTCATCATGCTTCATGAAGTAATGCTCAGTAACGTAACTAGAGTTAGTAACCGATGCTTCTACTCCTGTAGCTGATTCATACTGACTTACATCACCTGCTCTTTGTGGAGATATACCAGAGATCTGAGACATAAGTTGCTCTATCTTATCAAGTAACCCAATGTACTGAACAACAGATTGACTCATAGTCATATCTATAGAGTGTGCTGGATTACTACTAGCTATATTCCCTTGGTTCCTAGTACCTGCTTTACCTTCTTCGAAAGAGTTAAAGAAACCTATATTCATTGTATCGAAATAGTACAACCACTTCTTCATAGGTATTCCCATAGAGTTAGGTAGTTGAGCTAAATCCATCATCATCTTACGACCACCTGCTTTAGCTATCTCGTTCTCAATACGATACCAGATAACGTTGTATAAGAATTGGTGTGGTTTCAGTAAGTCAACGAATGATCTTATTTCAGCATTAGTGTCGTTATACACACCACCCACGTAAGGTAACTTGCAATAAGAAGGATCGTCTTGAGTGCTTAATTGAAGATCAGATGGATTCACATCTACATAGATATCATCTCCAATCTTATGTCCCATCCATACTTCAGAGATCCATTGCCACTCTAGAGTATCTCCCTCTTCCTTCATTTCGTCGGTAAGCTTGAACTCTTCAGTAACTCTATCTACTTCTCTTTCTCCTGTCATAGGATCAGTGAAAGTCCAGAAGCCTATCTTCTGTAAAGACTTCCAAGCGCAAGTAACTACTCTTATGTGCTCTGTATTATCTTTCTGTCTGTCTCTATTGAATAACTCGTGTTGAGTCTGAGACTGTGTGTAAGCAAACCCAGGCATATCTCCACCTTTGTCTGTTACGTTTATTTGCTTATCGTCTATTTCTCTTACCTGCTTAGTACTTAGGTATTCACCCATTTCGTCTATAACAGCAGATCTAGACATATATCGTTCTTCTCTAGCCCAATTAGAATCTTCTACATTCTCGTTCTCTGGCCCTCGATCCCAATCTACATTCATAGAGTTACAAGATCTAACGTATCCTCTGTTAGCTATACGACCAACATAATATACTTCTGCACCGGAAACTAACCCATGCTCGAATCCTTTCTGAAACTTGAACTTGATTCTATCGAATTGTATAGCTCTCTGTATTACAGCATTACCGAACTCTTCTCTTACATCAGAATACTTCTCTGAATAATACTTAGCTACATCTTCTAATGATTTGAACTTAGGTGGCTCTTCTTCTTCACCTGTAATACCTAGATCTCGCTCTACTACTTGTTGAGCAACTTCTAAGAGATCAGCCATCATCTTCTCTTCTCTTACAGTAACACCTTCTCCTCCGGTAGAAATTACCATAGAGCTGAATGGTCTTAGTATCTCCTCACCTTTAAGACGATCTACTTTCTGTCTGATTAAGTTAATGTCTCTTATCCTTGCAGGAGTCTTACCTTTATTCTCTAAGTTAAATGGGTTCAGTACATAATTGTAATCCTCTTCATTAAATATAGAGTTCATGAGATCGTAGTTCGTTCTCATTCGCTGTCTATTCAATCTACCCCTTTGTGAGGTAGCCATTCCATCGATAGCATCCACACACTCTTCTCGCCACTTATCGTTTTTAGCTTTAAACGAAATAGCTTGACGAGGCATAGATGTCCTTACCTGTTGTTTTGTTGCCATATTAGAATAAGTTATCGTCATCGAAGAAAGGATCTCTCTCTATATCTTCTCTGACCTTTACCACTTTCACATGATGATTTTGCATTTGATTATATATACATAACAAGAACGCTATGACTCTATCAAAGTTCCCATCTTTATTGTAAGCGATTAGCTCTTTCAGTAGTGGTATAGAAAAGATCAAGTGATACCTATAGAGACCTTCTTCTATCTTAGTAGTTAGCCAATCCCTAGCGTATAACTCTAGTTCTTCTTTAATCTGTATAGTCATGTGCGTACCATAACCCCTTTGAACATTAGATTTCTCTGTAGCTTTTAGGATGTCAGGTTGCTTTGTTAGTAAATATAAGCAATTTTTTCTCTCGAAGTACATCTTAATACTGTTACGCTCGTTCTCGTAGAGGTCAGTAGCGTTGTAATACATAAGGAGTTTCCTCACTTCTTCGTGGTGATCATTGGCTTTCTCTGGTCTTGCTGTATACTCAGCTACTATCATGTGGTCTGATCCCTTGTCTCTAACATCACCTACCTTGTATATGAACGTACTACCAAGAGAGTTTGTATTTGGAGCTCTATCTTGATCGTATGGATCGGTTCCAGCTAAGTACATACCATGAGGTATTTCTCCTACAGGTGGATGCTCCCATATAACATGGCAACCGTCAGTATCATCAGAATCTTCAGTAGGATAAGAACAAGGCACTAATTCGTTAGTATGATCTGGTACCCACTTTACTTCTCTCTTGTTATTAGGATCAGGTACTATCCAACCATGCTGACCTGATAAAGCCTGACCCTCTATTGATTCTAGCCAACCTAATTGATCTTGTAGTTCTGCTATAGGGAATACGTTTCCTGTAGTTACTAAGAAAGCTTCACTAGGTACGTTAGGGTTATCTTGCATCTCCATATTGAGAGGCTTCTTACTCTTCTTCTGAGAAAGATCGTATCTAACTTGATCTACAAACCCTTGAGCTTCTTCTAGATTCGTGTTACCCTGTTCGTCTTTGAATTGGTTTAATCCATAAGCGTAGGGAACGAAGTATCCTATTTTTCCTCTGTTTTCGAATACGTCATCAAATACAAGACAGTCCCAGGCATCGGGATCGTAGAAGACATCTCTAACAGCCTCAGTGGCTCCACCATCCATGTCACCTCCTGTTCCGAACATGTATATAGTTCCAAACTTGGTAGATCCGTTAAGTGTACATTGTTTAAGTGGTCCAAGTGCGTCACGGAGATTTCCCATGAATCCCACTTCTTCCAATATTGTAAGTCCTGGTCTTGTTCCATTTCCTGCTGTTGGTTTATCTTTAAATGATCTGTGATGTATCTTAGACATCGAGCCTACATCTTTCCATGATCCACCGAAGTCTTTCTTGAACTTAGCTACTAGTGGATTCTTCCCTGGTGCTAGTGTACCCGATGTTTTCTTGCTTAATGGTGATGGGTAATATCCGTCATCTAAGTGTTGTCCACCTAGTAATGACTCTAATCCTAATGCTACCTTAGATAATAAATCGGCAGAGTATGATGTAGATATAGCTCCTACCAATGTCTCTGAAGACATAAACTTTCCTGAGTTTGCTGCTGCAAGGTACTCATCATAGTCTACTGCTCCATCGAATAAAAAGTTGTGGGCTATCATTCCTCCTGCTGCCCAATATGATTTTCCAGACCCCCTACACTCAATATCAACGACATTCTTAGCTTCGTTCTGATATAGTGGCTTTCCTAAATGTCTAGGGAAAAACTGATTAAGATACGATCTAGCGTCTTGATACTTCTTTAATGTACCATCAGCCTTGAAACATTCTTTAGGGAATACTCTCTTACTAGGAACTAGCTTATCCTTACTAGCTCCTGGTGCTTTTAATTTCTCTTCAAACTCCTTTACTAACCTAAAACAAGTTACTTCTTCGTCGTCTCTGAATCCTGAGAATCCTCTAGCTTCTGCGTATATGTACGCTTTCTGCCACTCTAGATCACGACAGAATGGTTTCGCTAAAGACTTAGCCTTAGAGAAATTATCTGTGTTCAATAGTATATGCCAGTGATTAACATAGAAGTATAGGTTGCCGGGCATCCAATATCCCTGACCCCACATACCCTCTATACATGATCTCTTCTCTTGCTTCCAGTATTCGTAATATTCAGGACTCTTCGGGTGGAACTCTGGAATCTCCCCCATCACAAAGTTGCTGTTGTTTTTCATGCCTTCTTTGTATAACTTTCTTTTGGTTATAATCACTTACAGTCCACTCTCCTATGTACTGCATTCTGACAGGCTTAAACGAATCATCAGCAATACATTCTGCTGTA